CCGGTAGACGGTACTGAAAATGTCGGTGGAACCGATTACACCACTGTATCTAGCAAGTCAACGCCGGCTGGTCGAGAAGCAAACTCGCGAGGTGAAGTTTTCTTTGCAGAGGGTGGACCTGTCGTGCCTACCCCAGAAGCCGCGCAAGGTGAAGCACCTGTTGTTGCTGACGCGGGTTTTGTCGGTACAGAACCTGAAAATGTACCCGTCGGAGATACTGTTGCGGATGACATCCCGATGGATGTTCCCGAGGGTACTTTTGTACTCAATGCGGCCGCTGTTGAATTCATGGGATCAGCCGACGTTAAGAAGATGATTCTTCAAGCGATGCAAGAAGCAGAAAAGCAAGGTATTGACATATCTCAGAGAAGTTCTAAAATACCTAAGGAAGAGCTTGTATCTTTAGTAGTTTCTAAAGGTGAAGTGATTATCCCTCCTGAACTCGCCCAAATTATCGGCTACGACAGACTTAATAAGATCAACAATCGCGGCAAAGCAGAAGTTGAAAAACGTCAAGCAGAGAATGGGGAACAGCCAGAAGGTGAACGTATCGCGGCCGCAGAGGGTGCAGATACACGTGGAATGATTGATCTCGGGGATGTTGTTAATTACCGAGACTTCAAGAACCCACAAACTAGCTGGATGAATACACTCGAGGTTGCTGGTGCAGGCCTTACAGGTAATCTCGAAGCGATGGAAAAGGCATTTTCGTATTCCCGTAAGTGGAATCAAATGACAAAATCCGGCGACAATTTTGAAGACACAATGCGGCACACTCTAGTCGGGGGACTTTACGGTGATGTTGGCGGGTTTTACGCAGATGCAAAAGAACAGTTCCATAAATACGTAGAAGCATATCCTAAAATTGGTTACGAAAAAGCCAAGGGGATGCTAGGGTACGAAGCTGATCCAGAACAGATGGATATCGCTCGCAAAATTATCGCAGAGTCAGACGTTGATCTCAACAACAACGCTTACGGTAGAGAACTACGTAGACGAGTCCCAGACGAACAGCAGTACGTAAGAACTGTTGAACGCATGATGCAGATTGCTACACAAGAAGGTTTTGACGCCCTTCCCGCTCTCACAACAGAAGATGGTGAAGAATTACGCCTTCAACTGAGCACTGTCCCTTCGGGGGATGAACCACCAAAAGGCCGTAAAAAAATGGCAATGGGTGGTGACGTAGATCCCGACGACGTCGATTCAATGGATAGTGGGTATGACACATCGACCGTTGGAATGGGCACGAACACAATGGGAAACGGCGGAGACGATAGAGGAAGTGAAAACTCCAGAAATTACAACCTGAGTCGGGCCACAGCAATTGATAAAAACCGCTCTGCTGTTAGCTGGGAAGATTTTAGAAATTTCATCGACCAAGGGGATATAGCGCGAGACAAAACTCTCGAGTCCTTATACGGAACGCAAGAGGATCTCGGAAAAGTCCTAGATGCTAACCAGCTTACTGAGTTTAGAAGTTTCCTCGAAGAGATTGCTCCAACCATCGCTACTCCAGAAACTCAAAAAGAATTTGTCGATGAGTTTTTTAAAGACGCCAAAGACTTAGCGACACAAAAGGCTATTGAAGCCTATAACTATTCGATTAACGCTCCGGGTGTCGACCGTGCTGACAGGGTCGTTGCTCCTACGATCCGACAGCGATACACCGGAGAAAAAGAAAAGGTAGATGACAAAAGAGACCTGCCTAATTTCTTAATGACTTAATAACGGCTACCCTGCAATCCCGCAGGCCCCGTGCAACACCTACGGCTACCCTCCGCCAAGAGGCCCCGTGAGATAGGAGAATAAAATGGCAAAACCAAAAGGACATCGCGCAAACAAGGCGAATGACAGCTTCGGAACGATCAACAACGATAACCTATATCGTGGTAAATATCGAGATGAAGTGTACGAGGATGACGACGAAGTAGTTGAGCAGGAGCAGGAAGAAACCACCGAGGTGGAAGAATCTTCTAATGAAAGCTTCGCAAAACCACAGGAAGGGTCAGACACCGATTACAAAAAACGGTACGACGATCTCAAGCGTCATTATGATTCAAAACTTGAAGACTGGAAACGGGAACGCGAGGAACTCGCGGAAGCCCAGAAAGCAGGACGAGACAGCGGGTTAAATGCGGCCGATCTTCCAAAGACCCCAGAGGACTTGGAAGCATTCCGGGCAAAATACCCAGACGTGTACGCCATTGTGGAAACAGTTTCTTCGCTTCAGGCAGAGAACAAACTCAAGTCTCTTAAAGAAGAGGTAGATACTCTCAAAGGACGTGAGAAGCAACTAGAAGTTCAGAGTGCATACAAAGAACTCCTAAACGCCCATCCGGACTTTAACGAATTCAAGACAGACGAGAAATTCTTGGCGTGGCTTGATGACCAACCTTCTTCGATTGCTGATGGTATTTATAAAAACAATACCGATGCAAAATGGGCAATTCGTGTTGTGGATTTATACAAGGCAGATACCGGAAGAAAAACCCCTGCCAAACCCAAGCGTGACTCCGACCCAGCTATTTCCGTAAAGGCACCTAAGTCTAAGGATGTAGTTGGTGAAGCTAGCCCAGATAAAAAGGTCTGGAAAGCTTCCGAGATTGGCAAGATGAAACCGTGGCAATTTGAAAAGCTTGAAGCTGAAATTGATGCCGCGAAAGCAGAAGGCCGAATAGACTACTCAAGATAACAACTAACCTAACTATCTCATAATAAGGAAGGGTAATAACATGGCTTTTAATAGCGCATCAGGTTATAACAACCTGCCTTCAGGTAACTTTACACCGGAAATTTTTTCCCAGAAAGTCCTGAAGTTTTTCCGTCGTGCCTCTGTCGTAGAGGATATCACAAACACTGATTATGCTGGTGAAATCGAAAACTACGGTGACACTGTTCGCATCATCAAAGAACCTACAATCACTGTGTCTGCATACTCACGTGGTGCTGTGGTAAATCCACAAGACCTCGCTGACGACCAGATCACAATGGTTGTTGACCAAGCGAATGCTTTCGCGTTCAAGATCGACGACATCGAAGAGCGTCAGTCACACGTAAATTTTGAAGCGTTGGCTACATCTTCAGGTGCCTTCTCCTTGAAGCGTAAGTACGATGCTAACGTCCTCCAAGCAATGGTTGACGGTGCTGGTAATACAGGTACTGACTTCGGTACTGTCGGTGCTCCAATCAACATCTACACAGCGGCGACCAAAGGTGACACTGCTGTCAACTTGATGTTGGCAATGGCGCGTTCTCTGGACGACCAGTCTATTCCAGAAGAAAACCGTTTCTTCGTTGCACCTCCTGCTTTCTACGAAGCATTGTTTGGTGCAGGTGCTAAGTTCGCAGAAGTACAGGTAACTGGCGACGGAACTTCACCATTACGTAACGGTCTCGTCATGCAGGGCAACATTGCAGGTATGGCTTGCTACAAGTCAACTGCACTCAACAACTCTGGTACTGACGTTGTGACTATCACTTCACAGGACACTACAAACGACTTCGTAGTTCTTGCGGGTCACATGTCTTCTACAGCGACTGCATCGCACATCGCTAAGACAGAAGTTGTCCGTTCAACTGACACATTCAGCGACATCGTTCGTGGTCTTCACGTATTCGGCCGCAAGGTCTTACGTCCAGAAGCCCTCGTACAAGGTGTTGTTGCAACTGCCGCTTAAGGGAGACTAAAAAATGGCCGGAACATATTCCGTAACTGGTAACTCTGTAAATATTTCAGCAGGTTCCAACTCTTACGTTCAAGAAGCAGTTCTTGATTTTTCTACAACTAACTTGGGAATCAACGAAACAATTGATGTTTTCCAAGTTCCCGCTGAAACTGTCGTTGTTGCGGCAGGCATTCAGTTAATTACCGCTTCTGGAAACGCAGGCGAGTTAGACTTAGGTGATTCTGAGTCTGCTGTTGCTTACGTCGACAGTCTTGATGCAGACAGCGCAACTGCGGAGTTAAACTCTGTAGGTGGCGGTAAGCTGTACATCGCGGCTGACGAAATCCTTTTGAAAGCTACAACTGCGGCTTTCGATGGTAAAGTACGTGTAGTTGCTGTCATGGCTCCTTTGGGTCTCAGCACTAAGACTGGCGAAGCTTTCGCCTAAATAAGTCGGGGCCTTCGGGCCCCTTCTTTACGTCAGCATCTCACGGGGTGTTGACATAAAGAATTTCATAATATAAAATCCGATCAAGCCCGCCGGGGGTATATACACTATGGGTCAAAGAGGACTTTGGGACAACATCCACGCAAAACGTAAGCG